TCCATTAACACTTAAAATATAGCCTTTATTAGAAGCAGCAATTTGTGTATTTGGATTATAATAACCATCACCTGTAGTGATAGAAGTTGTAATTAAATTACTGGTAATTACATAATTAATACCACCTGTGCTATTAGCAACAAGCGCTTGATTAGCTGTTAGTACACCAGGATTTCTAACACCACCAATGGCGGTTACAGAACCATATGCACCAATGTATAGAACACCAGATGTATTCGACCATGCCATTTCACCATTTTGTAGTGAAGAAGGCACAGCGGTAGTATTAGATCGCTTAATTTGAATTAGATTAGAAATAGTTGCCATTAGAAATTTCCCCCATCCATGACTGTGTTAGAAAGTGTCGTATCTTGAACATTTATCGGTAATACGAAGTATTTATCATAATCAGAAACGTAAGTCAGCACAGAACCATTAGCTGGTTGTGATGAAAGACCAGGGATACCCGTAACATTATTTGCATCAACATCTTGTAAACTAGAAAGTTTGTTTGTTGACCAAAAAACTGTACTACCGTTAGAAAGTAAAATTTGGCCAGCAGTTCCACCGGAACCATTGGCCACTATAGTTGCAGTAGAAGCTATTACTACATTAGCATTAAAGTTTGTTGTAGATGAGAATGTAGTATTAGAATTGAAAGAACCCAAACTAGCAGAAAAATCGGACCAGTTAGCCTCCGCATTAGGCATGGCCCCAGTTGATATATTTCTAGATTGGCCTGAAAGTAATGAATACTTATAGTAGGAACCCGATGTTCTTGTTGATCCATTAGCAGAATAGCCAGTTTTTAAGTATGCCAACATACCTTCTTGAAGGCGCTGACCTGGTATATCTGTTAGTTTATCATTTACATCTCCCGATACTTGTCTTAGACCACCACGTATTTCAGTGTCTAGAACAATAGGAATCGTATTAGAGGCGGCACTCCAAGTACCAGGCCATTGATTTCGGGTTAAACCACTATAGTCAGTTGCCATTATGAGATACTCACATAGGTTGAACCTGGTTGTAGGGTAATACCATAAAGATTATATGTCTCTGCATTATATCCTGGTAGTGGTGAATCTGGTTGTAGTGCAACAGTACCTGTAACATAAGAAACGCCACTAAGCAACCCAGCACTTGCTCCTGTTTGGAAAGTGGTAGGTTGCGATGCAGAAGCTCTTACTGCTAACCAGAATTCTTGTGGTGTACCTTGTGAATTAGTCACAAAACCTGCAAACGTTTTTTGTTGATTACCTAGTATATTTACACTTCCTTGAAATCCGGTCCCACTAACAATATCTGATCTAGCTGGTGGATTTGAAGCACTAGATGTAAACAACCACAAAGAAGGATATGTAAACGAAGCACTGACTGAAGAATATCCACTCAATGTAGTTGAATAACTCGTACCAGTTACTCCAGCAGGTCTAGTAAACGTAGTAACGACATTGGCTGTTCTTGTAGTGCCTGTATTATCTTTATGGATATTATTGGCAAAATTCAAGGCACCTGAGCCTGATGTATTAGATACAGTACCGTTCAATCCTGTGACTAAATGAGAATAATTAGAAGAGTTAGTAATACCACTCACATTTATGCTGTATGTCGTAGAAGAATAAGATTGTAGGAACGTGTCGCCACTCAAACCTGCAGTAGAAATGCTTAGTGATGGAGTATTCCAATTGACACTAAATGTGGCTAATCCGGATATAAAATGAGATTCTGTTCCATTATTATTGGCAACAAAATCAACATTTGCAGAAGCAGAGCCACCAGCTAATGTATTGCTTGTGCTATAAATGTATCCACTACCTAATGTAAATGATTGGCTCCAATTGACACCACCAGCTGGTGTTGTGGATTTTGATCCCGCAGTAAATAAATTTAAATTACTAACAACACCTGATGTGGCATAAACACTATAAACATTACTAATAAATTCTGATGTAAAATCTGAAGGATTTGTTACGTTGACTGTGAATCCAGTTGAAGGAACATCCCAGTTCAATGAAGAAGAAGGATTTACAGTTGAAAATAATCCTGGGGTAAATGTAGCAAGTGTCAGTTGCAAAGATCCACCAGTAATTGCAGTAGTTCTAACAACATACGTTGTTCCACTCTCTTGATAACCAGTTAGACTTCTTGTAGCTCCAGAAGGCGTAAACACCAAAGGAGAAGGGTTGGCAGGTGTTGCAATTCCCCAATAAACAGAAGAGCCATTGGATATTAAAGATTGACCAGTGCTACCAAATTGACCATTTGCAATAATAGTGGCTGTGTCAGCTAATACTATATTGCTAGTAAATGTTGCCGTGTTTGAAAAGGATACGTTTCCATCAAAGAAACTAACACCATTGACTACTAATGTAGAAGAATTAGCAAAATAAACATTCGATTGAAAGGTAACATTGGCACTTATGACTGAGTCTGTAGTTAAGGTGACATAGTTGTTGGCAGCCACACCACCCAAATAGTTGGCGTTGTTTGCGGTCGCATCAAAAAATGTTGAATTAATAGTGGATACAGCTGTGCTATTACCTACTTCGAGGTAAACATCTGTATTAATAAGGATCCCACCTGTATCTGGATCCTTATAAACGATTGTTGCTAAGTCAGCAAGTGATTGATTACTACGAATGGCCATTTAAATACTTCATTATTTTATTATTATTTATGCGTATCGTTATATCATAATAAAAATAATGCAGATTATCCTAGAGGAGCAAAGGTATCACCACTTCCAGCAGAAATACGAGCTCCACACCCACAAACACTTCCAACAACCGCTACAACCGCTCCTTCACAAATATAATGACTAGATCCAGTATTAATGATAGTAATACCATGACCTGGAATTGGACATGAATGTGAGTCACCTACACGGGCAACAAGTATATCATTAACCTTAGTCTTAGTAGTAGTTACACTTATTATATAACCACCATGATCCGATGGATCGCCTTTTCTAGCTACCGCAGGCATTATTCATCGCCTTCAAGTTCTTCTTTAAATGTTCTTATGTGACCAGCAATTTCTTCAGCATGTGGATGTAAAGCTTTTGGTAGGGCTGGTTTAATATCTTCACCTGCTCTAGCTTTTGCTCTTAGTTTAGTACCCGACATACCTTCTGCACCTTCAGCATCCGGATCTCTTTGACCTGCAGAAACTACCTTAATTGATTTAAAATTGAAATGGCCATGAGGACCTTCTTTACCATTATACTTGTGGATTAAATCATGATATTCTTTGACACGATCTGAGCCAGCAACCATAGTAAGATGATGCACACCAGACTTATGAAGATCAGATAGTTTGTGTAGCAATGTAGGATGTTCCTTATCAGAAGATCCTACATGTGTTTCGTGAGCAACAATTTTCTTGATATACCCCACTTTATCCTTAACAGGAACTGGATTCTTACCTGAACCTTCTGAATGGCTTGCAATAATATGAGCTTCCCCACCAGTTTTTTTTGCTTGACTTTCAACTTTATGAATTAACTTCTCATGACCAATAGTTGGAGGATTGAAACGGCCATAAGCAAACGTTGCAGATTTTTCTTTTTCTTCTATAATAAAAGCTGCAAACGTTTTCATTATTTTACCCAATCTTTAGGTTTGTTAAAGTTAGCTTGTGAAAATTCTTTACGATTGACCATCTTGGTAATCTGGCCTTTATGCTGAACTACATAACCCTCTGGATCTGTCTTCTTGCCTTCAATTGACTGATGCATAGGATTTGTTGTTTGCTGTGCCTTATGTAGTCCCTTCGTAAGGATATCCTTGGCAGCCTGTACATGATGATGAATTTCAAGGGCTTTCTTAAAGTGAGGTTCATTATTGTCGTGATATTCTAAAGCAGCATTCATATTTGCAGTTTTACTAGCTTTGGCTTTATCAGTCTTGACCTTATCTATTTCGTTGCCCATACGAGAAGCAATGTGTGCTCTAAGACCAGCAGTTGAAGGTTTTTCACCTGTACGAACAGTCTTGTTAATATATGTAGAAAAATGTTCGTCATGTTTGTTAACAATATCATGATGACCTTCAGGCAACTTGCTATGGATCTCTTGAGCCTTTGCAATGTGTTGTTCTACCGCTTTATTTTCTTCTGGTGATAAATGACTCATTTCAATTTAGCCTCTGGTGAAATTAAATGTACATCAGGATGATGCTTGAACTTCGAATGATCTGTGAGAGGAGATGCGTGCAACGTTTCAGGATGATCCGGATCACCTTCAATCTTCGTGTGAACTGCAATGCCCATCTTTGATCTTATTGCTTTTTTGCCTTCTACAGAATCCTTCTTAATATGATATCGGATTGTATTTGGCTTAAAATGAATCTCGTCATTGGAATGATGAAGTTCTGATTGATCATGCATATAATCGCCCTGGAAGATACCCTTCTTAGGTGTAACCTTTGGAAGATGTTCGAGAGCATGGTGAAGTTTTTGAGCAAGACCTGCAGAATGACCAAAATGCTTGTCAACCTCTTCATGAGAAATTGCTAGCTTAGGAGTCTTTCCAAATGCTGCATGTTTGGTAGCGACGAAGAACTTACCAGTCTTTGGATGATGACCAAATACGATTGCAGGAGCTCCATCAAGCTTTGTAGAAATATGTGTTTCACCAGCACTACCAGTCTTAAGGCCATGATGTACAGCCTTAAGAGTAGAAATTGCATGCTCAAAACCTTGATGGCTCTTGACAGCATTATCTTCAGGATGTTCTTGGTGCTTTGCAGAGGCAACACCTGAAGGTGCTACTGCTTCAGTGATATAATTTAAAAATGTTAACATCATCTTACCTTAAATTTGGTGTCGTTAGGATACTCGCCGGCTTTTGAATTTCGCATTTCTATTAAATACTTTTGTTCCCCATTGCTACACATTATAGATATTTGCTTAGAAGAAGGTGAAGGATATTTAATTTCGTCAATCATAATGTTGTCTGTAAGTTTATTTAGTTTTTCTCTATCAACCCAAAATACTTTCCATCCATTAGTTAGCCTACGTACATAAAAATAATTCATTCCCCATGCACGTTCAAATATAGCTTTAAGCTCTGATTGTTTAGGTTTTTGTACAGGTATATTAATCCTGACTTTGTTTTTGTTATTTCTTTTATCAAAACCTTCTTGCACTTTATTTAAATCAACACCAAACGAGTTGAGAAACTCTGCACCAGGAGATTTTGGTTGTAGATCACCATCAGCATTAAATAATGAAGCAGCACCAGAATATGAACTAAACGTGTTGCCATTGACATCCTTTAATGAAATGTACCACGGGTGTCCAGTCGAATCGAGAAGTATAATATCACCAATGATCGCACCTAATTTCTCAATTGCAACACCTTCTTTTTTAGTGGAACCTTTTCTTTGATTAACAGATCTAATCTCACGAGAAGCAAAATCTTTGTTGGATTTGTTAAGCTGTTTAATTAAATCAGCAAATTGTGAGTTATTTTTACTAGTACCAAAGGCTGCTGCTAAATTAGCAACGGTATTTGTCTCAAAATTCTCTCCTTTATTGGCACCCCTACCAACTACCAAATCAAATTTTTGACTTTTTAGCTCAAAACTATAACTTGGAAATTTTGAACTATTTGGAGATATTTTATTAAAAGTGATAGATTTAATATCTTTCGAAAGACTTTTTAAAATAGATCTAAAATTATTAATTAAAGTATCGGATGTATCTTTTTGCTTATTAATTAATTGAAGTCTGTATTCACGAGTGTTTTTTAGTACCTTGCCTGGTTTGCCTGCAGGAGCAAGAGGAGCCACTTGATAATTATATTTTAATAACGAGGAATTTAAAACCTGTCCTATCTTTTTAAATTCTTCATTATCCATAAAATTTCTCCATTTAAAGATATTTATCCAAACAAAAAAAAGAGGGCCCCAAAGCCCTCTTTTTGAATATGCAACACAATTAATATTAGTTAGCTTTTCCATCAGAAATTTGTTTAGTAATGAAATTAGCTAAGGCTGCAATTGGATCGGTTGGAGTATCTTTATTTTGTTCAACGGGAGATTGTACATCAACAGGCTGTGGTACGGGTTGTTCAGGTTGAAAATTACTATCCCCAGATTGCTTTGAAATAAATTGAGCATATTGGTTCACATTATCGTTCATAAAAACTTCCTTGATAATTGATTCATATTATATAATAAACTATTTATAACCCAATCATCTTAGATTGATACTTGAATGATCCACGAAAATCATTTAAGAGATAATCTGATAAAATTTCAAAACGAAGAGCCGCATCTTCTTCGCCTTCTTTCTCAAGATCAACTTTTGCTTCCTTACAGAACTTAATTAAAGATGCCAAAGAAATCTTGTCACCATCTACCAAAGCTGCTGAGTGAGTCTTGCCTGCACGTTGATTTGACATAAAAAAGCCTCCATTGCTGATATTATAATAATAGCATAGAGGCCCAATTAAGTCAACAGTTATTTTGGTTGTAATTCATAGTAAGAATTGTAGCAAAAACACTGGGGAACATGCATATCAATCACGTTAAATTGGTCTTCAATTAAACTGCTAACAGGAGACATGACTTCCCAATCATCAAACACTATTTTGGTTGATTGTTCTGATGATAATGGAATGATTTTCAATAATTCATCCTTAACAACATCTGAACTATGATCTCCATCAATATGAAAAAAATCAAATTTAATATTGTCATTTGTTAGTTTTTCGATTACAGAAAAACTATTATCATTAATAAAATTAATATTAGCTTCAGGAAAATGAGTCTTTAAAATGTCAATGGCAAATGGAGAATATGTATTATCAATATCGACACACGTAACATTAAGTTTGCTATTAGCTGCTAGCATAACTAGCAAAGAGTGTCCCATATAGACACCAATCTCAAACACATTCGTGGCATTCTTGGCTGCTTCGTAAAGAAGCACAGCCTTGTCTTTCATAGTTTCGTCATACACGTAGTTCTGGCCATTGAAAAGATAGCTGCCGCATCCTCTCATAAAATTATTGCCATTAGAGTTATAAATTTCATTAAAAATATCAATAATGAATGGCAATTTAGTATCGTAGTTTGTATTTTTAATCTGTTCGCTGATCATAATGCACCTTTTTAAAAAAAAGGGGGATCCTTATAAGGATCCCCCTTATCAGCTATATTAGAAGTTAGTAGTCAAACCAACCATGAACTGATCACCGGTTGCATTAAACTTCGATGAAGTATCAAAAGTACGAGTGACACTAGCATTTACAGCATACTTCTTTGTAATGTTGTAAGTGATACCAGTTCCAAGCTGATTGCTCTTGTAATCATACTTGTCGGCATCAATTGCAGTAGTATAGGTGTACTGAACTGCATTCAACGTTACCTTGTCGTTGATCTTATAATCTACGTTGCCATAAACTGCAACATAAGGAAAGTTGGTAGTTGCAAAACGCTCACCAACACCCAACTTGCCAGACAACGTGATGTTGTTCATTGCAGGAAGGGCATAACCAACCTGGCCTTCAACACTTTGATTCAACAACGAGCTTGGAGCTTGAGTTGTCTGAGCCATACCACCTACGCTAAGTCCCTTGCCAAGGTCATGAGAGTAAGTAAGCTGATAAAGATCATCAACTTTTGCACCAAAGTTATTACCTAGGTCCTGTCCATAAGCAACAGTCAAGCTATCAGTGCTTGATGAAGCTTCTGTAGCAGCAACAGGTGCAGGTACAACTGGTGCCTTCTTCTTGTTTGGAAGATCAGTAGCATATGCGGAAGTTGCAAGCATAACAGCGGCAACAGTAATAAGTAGCTTCTTCATATTTTAGTCTCCTTAGTTTTTTAAAAATAGGTTAGCCTTCTACAACCAATTGTTTGTGAGTGAGCTCGTTTTTTCTTGCCCACTGCACGACTAACCCGATTGCACGTCCATGAGCTTCAATTTCCCATGGCGTATCCCAATAATCTACCTTATCTGTGTCCCAACGTTGCCCATTAAATTTATAGACATTTCGTTCACGTTGCAACTGGTAGAACTCGCCTTTAGCCCACTGCTTGACATGAACAAGCTCGTGAGCTAAACTGTTTAAAAGTAACTGGATTTTTTGATCTGGATCGATCTGGATGGTAAAATCAAAAGGTCGATAATGCTCATCTTCCCATATACAATTAGCATACTGATTGGTCTCGTCAAAAAGTCCCTTCTTAAAAGTCACTACAATATTTAGCTTGTTTTGTTTTGGCTTTGTAAAGAATTTATTAATAACAAATGCTGCAAGGCTTTTCAGCATTACATAATTTTCTTCTTCAACATGCTTTGTGCTGTAGAACTTAATCATTAGGCATTCCAATTAACTTAATAGGAAGATCAACAATAAACTCTGGACTATCATCAATCCATACGTTAACAAACCAACCCATCCTGTCACAATAAGATCTCTTACTATTACCTCCAGTATACACCACTGGAATATTTAAGGCAAGATAATTAAGAGCAGGATCTTCCATTTCCTTTTTACGCATGGTAACAATACGAATGTCATGCTTCCTATCTAAAGATTGCTTAATAAAAGCATCCCATAGAACGGTATCACGAGTATACGTATCATCAAAGTCTAATGCAATATTCATCAAAAATCTCCAGGAGCGACCTGCATTACACGAATGCCCTGTGCACGAATAGCATCAACAACCTGCTGACGATCGTCAAACCACAGGAACGGAGTTCCATAATCTTCCTTGATACGGTAGAGGAGCTCAACCTTAACAATAGCATCTGAACGATAATCTTTTTCGGGTCGCATATAGAGATCGTGGACGTAGTTGCTCAAGCCATTCTTCTCCAACCACGTCCATGTTACTGGGCGATATATTTCTTCACGACCAGTACAAAGGATGATCAGGTGCTTCTCTGATAGCTCCATCAGCAACAGAGCAACATCAAAGATCTTACCATCATCCAACATAGTAGCGTTGTAAGACTTCCAATCCTTATTGTTACCCATCAGATGGATCCGACGATGCTTATTATCAGCAATCGTTCCATCAATATCAAATACAACCACACTCATTTTTTTGCATATCCCTGACGCTGTTTAATAATAAAAAATCTAACTTCTTGAGCAGATGCCAACCAAGGCAATCTCGCTCTCATAGGCTTTCCATCTACAGTATATGTTGCATCTGTACGCTCACACTTAGCACCATCCAACATAAACTCTTTATGTTCTACTCGAATGTTTTCCATGTCAGTACAACTTCTTTTCCATTGTAATTGTTACAGTACGATCTGAATGGATCTTCTGCTTAATAAACTTGTATCCAGTACGTTGCATAGTACGCATCTTTTGGATGGCATAGGCAAGTTCACCACGAAACTCGTATGGTACTTTTGAATTATCCATTAGGCTGCAACTTTCTGCTTAGCAGCTTCATCCAACTGCTTCCAATATTTTACAATACGAGGCGTACCACGAACGTCAGTCTTGAGCCATTGATTAACCTGCCAAGGATATAGCATCTTGTTTTTAATAAAAGACTTAGCAGTAATAGAACCTGTGCGTGCATCAGCCTGAGTAAACCCACGATTATTAGTCGTTGTCGTCGTGTTAAATTGCTTCTCATCATCGAGCTGACGATTAAACAACACCAAGCAAGCTCGCCCAACGATCTGAGCACGCTTAGCCTCATCTGCAGTTTCAATCATCTTGATAAGGGATTCTTTGGTGACCATCGACATCATTTTATCTCCATTGCTCATATTATTATATTAGCATAAGAACGATAAAAAGGCTACTAAAAAGTAGCCTTGATATTACAGGGTTTTTTATACAGGATCTCTTCCTAATTCCTTAGCAAAAAGCGCTAAATTCTCTGCGTTTTTGAACTGGATAGTGAGGTTCCATTCCTCACCATTTACAGGAGAATATTCGACAACTTGAGCCTGAAATGTGGAAAGCAATTCCCAAAAATCACCAAATACTGTATCATATTCAAAAGTGAAAGTGGCTAATGTCTTTTTCATCTGGTCCTCTCTTTCTTCTGTCTATAATTAATAATAGGATAGAATGACAAAAAAGGCAACAAAAATACACCGTTGAAATTACAGGATTTTTTATGGTTTTGTGTTAATAAATGGCGGATTTTGACCTGAAACCATTGTATTTGGTAATATACCATTCCATTTCTGAGCTGTTGTAAGAACTGTATATTCTGGGTTTAGTTTGAGAGCGGTTCCAACCTGGGTGACTGCTGATGCTGTTGCCTTACCAATCGCTTCAATCGCATATGCTTCTGCATTAGCATCGCGAATGGTCAGTACATCTTTAAAATAGATATAAGCAGAACCTGCAAGCATCATACAGATAACAACTAGCAATGGTGAGAGATACATTAGCCTTTTGTAAAAACCTGTCTTTTTAATTTCTCTTTCAAGTTCTTGTTCAAAGAATGATCTAATTGTGTGATGGTCATTAGA